ACTTTGCTTTTAAAATTGATGACATTGAAGAAGCTCATTCTCATGTAAACTTTGAGTCAATGGCTAGTGATCGTGCTGGCTATCGTCTAAAAGATCAATTTGACCAAGAAGTTCTAGGTTACTTAACAGGTTTCAAACAAGCTACAATTAGTGCTAATGCTGGAACCGCTAGAGTAGCTGCTGATAAATCAGGTACTGATCCTATTGCAGGAGCAGCAGCCAATGGTTTACTAGCTTCTATGTTAATTGCTCGTAACAGTTTTGTTTCTGGTGGTGCTGCTACCGACTCAATCGCAACTCATGCAGACGGATCTACTGGTGAAGCAACTCCATTGGAAGTGCTAAACCGTATGGCTCGTTTACTTGATCAACAAAATGTTGACCGTGATGGACGTTGGGTTGTTGTCGATCCAGTATTCGCTGAACAGCTTAACGATGAGAACTCCAAACTATTAAATAGTGATTTTGCTTCAGGTAATCCTGACATTCTACGTAATGGTCGCATCATCTCTGGTTTAATTAGGGGTTTCAGAGTTTATATGTCCAACAATTTACCATCAATAGGTACAGGCCCAGGTACAATTGATACCAATGGCTCTGCATCGCACTATGGGGCAATTGTTGCAGGGCATGACTCTGCTGTTGCTACAGCTTCTCAAGTAGAGAAGGTAGAATCATATCGGGATAATGACAGCTTTGCTGATATTGTTCGTGGTATGCATTTATATGGTCGCAAAGTTCTTCGTCCTGAAGCACTAGTTCGCGCTCACTATAATATTGCTGGTTAAGGGGGAATAGACAATGGCTACTTTCGATCTTACCGCTTCATCCACTTCTGGTGTTGGTGCAGATATTTCTGCTGTAATGCCAGGTCATTATGGTAACAATGTAATGTACAATGTCGAGGCATACCTTGATGTAGCTGCATTAATTACTGCTGGTAACACTGTTGCTGATGGAGATATCTTTCAGCTACTAGAAATACCTGCTGGTACGTTGGTACTTAATGCTGGTGCTGAAGTTATGACAGCTTTTACTTCAAGTGTAACTGCTGACGTTGACTTTGCTGCTGGTGATGACATTGTTGATGGTGCTGATGTTACTTCCACTGGCTATTGTGCTGCTGGAACTAACGGACAAACCAATACAGTTGTTGGTTCAGGTGCTTCAACTTATACTCAATTTATCGGTACTACAGATACTATTGATGTTAAGTTGGCAGGAGCTGCTGCTGCTGTTGGCGTACTACGTGTATATGCTACTTGCATTAATTGCAACGCAAATGGTACAAAACCATCTGCCGCTGCAAGAGATGCCTTGGCATAATAAAGTATTGTGGGGTAGTTCTGTATTGGGGCTACCCCCTTCTTTAATTTGGGTGAGATATGACAACAACCTATCTAACATTAGTTAATGATACACTAAGACGTTTGAATGAAGTTGAATTAACTGCAACTGATTTTCCAAATGCTACAGGTTTTCGCGCACAAGTTAAAGATGCTATAAACAGTTCAATACAAGAAATATCCCAAAGAGAATTTGAATTTCCTTTTAACTTTACTGCTGGTTCTTTAACACTAGTAGTAGGGACACAAGAGTATGCATTAGAGTCTGATTTTAAAATAGCTGATTGGGATTCATTTAGAATAAACTATGATGCGGATAATAATTATTCTGCACGTAACCTTAAACTTATAGACTATGATACATTTATAAAAAGATTTTTTGAAAGAGATTCAGAAGCAGGTACAGGTGATTATGATCAACCTATTTATATTTATCGTACATTAGATAATAAAGTAGGATTTACTCCTAGACCTGATGCTACTTATAGTGTAAGCTATAGTTATTTTGCCTATGCTACAGATCTTGTAAACGCTACAGATACTATGACTGTACCTGATGCATACAAGCACGTAGTTATAGATGGTGCTTTATATCATTGTTTTATGTTTAGAGATAATTCTCAACAGGCTCAATTAGTTAAAGCAAAATATGATGAAGGTATTGATAGAATGAGAACTCTTCTAATCAATAGATTTACAGATGTTAGAGATACTCGCGTAAGCCGATTAATAAATGTACCTCATGGTAATGGTTAATGGTAGATGCTTTAAAGGATGTAACTGTCCTCTCTAAGGGTGGGTTGTTTACTAACGAGGATGCATTATCCCTAGCTAATACCAATCCTGGTGCAGCTTTACGTATGTTAAATATGGAAATATCGCAATTTGGTGGTTACAGACGTATAAATGGGTATGCTGATTATGATTCTAGTCATGGTACTGTATCAGGTGTAGGACCAGTAATAGGTCTTTGGATACTAAATGGTGTACCTTATGCAGCTAGAAGAAATTTAAAAGATCACAATGGTTCGTTAGGTGCTAATCCTTTTGTAGTTACTAATGGTAGTGCTACTATAACTGTTACACATAATAGTCATGGACTAGTAGTAGGGAATAGAGTACAATTTTCAGGGTCTACTGCTGTTGGTGGAATTACTCCAAATGGAGTAGACATGGCAATTTTAACAGTAGCAGATGCTAATACTTACACTGTAGCGTTTACATCTGCTGCATCTTCTGGTGCTACTGGTGGTGGTAGTTCAGTAAAATTTAAAGTGAATGCAATTACACAAGACCTACCAGATAATCCTCTTGCAGTAACTAATGGTAGCGCAACAATAACAGTAACGCACAATAATCATGGTCTATCTGTAGGACACAAAGTAACATTTACAGGTAGTGCAGCTATAGGAGGGATAACTCCAAACGCTGTTGAGATGGCAGTTGCAGGTGTAGCAGATGCTAATACTTACACAGTATCCTTTACTTCTGTAGCTACATCTACTGCAAGTGGTGGTGGTGGTACATCAATAACAGCTACATATAGTCAATCGTATTCTATATATAAGTATACTAGTTCTGGTTGGACTGCAATAGCTTCTAATAGATCTAATATAGGTGTAGAAAAAGTAAGACATTCGTTTCATTCGTTTACTGGTGCTGAAACAGTTACAATAACAGATGGTGTTAATACTCCTGCAAAGTTTGATGGTACTACATTTAGCGAACATCCTATAGGTGGAGATGCTAATCCTACAGGTGCAAAGGTTAGTACTGATTTTATTAATCATCAGTTTTATGCAGGATTTCCTACAACAGGATTAGGACCAAATATTTTACTATTTAGTAAACCTAATGATGATGATGATTTTACAACTAGCAGTGGTGCAGGTTCAAAAAATGTTGGATTTAATATAGTAGGTATAGCAAAGTTTAGAAATTCTTTGTTTATATTTGGTAAAGATAAAATTAAAAAATTTGTAGGTACATCAAGTGCTGATTTTGCATTACAAGAAGTAACCAATAATATCGGATGCATTGCCACAGACAGTATTGTTGAAATAGGTGGTGATGTATTATTTTTAGCCTCTGACGGTATTCGCCCTATTCAAGGTACTGCAAGAATTGGTGACGTAGAACTTGAAACTATTTCTAAACCTGTACAACAGTTGCTGCAATCACTGCCTAGTACACATGACTTAGATAATATGTCTTCTGTAGTTATTAGAAATAAATCTCAATTCCGTTACTTTTTCCCTAAAACTACTACAGCATCTGCTGATACAGCAGGTATAATAAGTGGTCTTAGATTCGCAGATAGAAGAGTAGGTTGGGAGTTTGGTGAACTATTAGGCATGAGGGCTTTCGTAGCTACTAGTGGTTTAATCAATGATGTTGAAGTAGTATTACATGGAGATTTAAATGGTGAAATATATCAGCAAGAATCTGGTAATACTTTTGATGGTGGTGATGTTACGGCAGTTTACGCATCTCCCTTTCTATATTTCGACTCTACCGAAAAACGCAAAATATTTCAACATATATCGTTATTTACTAGACCAGAAGGGTCTTCCAGTTTGAACTTGGGCATAGCCTATAACTGGGATGATCCTAATACACCAGATCCTACTACGTATTCATTAACGACAGCAGGGTCTTTATCAAGATATACTACAACCAATAGTACTTACGATGCATCATTTACGTTTGATGGGTCATCAAGCCCAGTACTAGAAACTAATATAGAGGGATCAGGAAAATCCATATCGTTGATTATAACATCAACTGGAACCCAAGCACCTTACAGTGTTAGTGGGTTCTCCATAACTTACCAGGATGCAGGATATAGATAATGGCAGGATATACTAGACAATCAGCAGCACAAATTGTTAGTGGTGAGGTTATATCAGCAGCACCACTTAATGCAGAACTTAACCAAGTTTTAGCAGCCTTTAATGAAACGTCAGGTCACTCACATGATGGTACATCAGCAGAAGGTCCACCAGTAGATAGAATAGCTGATGCTGATCAGAATAACAAGATACTTATAGATACGTCTAATGATCATATTGAGTTTTATACACAAGTAAGTTCTTCTTCTGTACAACAACTACGAATACAAGACGGTGCTATTGTTCCCATAACAACTAATGATATAGATTTAGGTACAGCATCATTAGAATTTAAGGATATGTTTATAGATGGTACTGCACATATAGATACTCTTGACGTAGATGTAAATGCTACTGTAGCTGGTACATTAGGCGTTACTGGTGCGCTTACTGGATCTAGTACAGTACAAGGAACGACAATAACTGCTACTACTGCATTTGTACCTGATGCATCGGATGGTGCTTCTTTAGGTACTACATCATTAGAATTTAGTGATTTATTTTTAGCAGATGGTTCTGTAATAGCATTAGGAGAGGATCAGGATGTTACTCTTACCCATGTTGCTGATACTGGCATACTTCTTAATTCTACTAATAAAATACAATTTAATGATGCCTCACAATTTATTCATGGTTCTAGTAATGCTGTACTATCTCTTGGAGCTACAGATGAGATTGACCTTACAGCTACTGCAATAGATATAAACGGTACAGCAGACATTAGTGGTAATACAGCCATAGGTGGAAATGCAACTATAACAGGAACAACAACCACTACTGGAGTAGTAACAGCAAATAATAATGTAGTTGTAAGTAGCACTAATCAATTACAATTTGGCGATAGTGGAACTTACATACATCAGTCTGCTGACGGAGTTTTAGATTTAGTATCGGATACTGAAATAGAAATAAACGCAACTACTGTAGATGTAAATGGTGCAGTGGAGATTAGTGGAAATACATCTGTAGGTGGAACACTTACTTCTACTGGTAAGATCACTGCTGACGCTGGTATTGATATAGATAACTTTAACATTGATGGTACAACTATAGCATTATCTTCTGGTGATATGACACTAGATGGTGCAGCAGACATTATACTTGATGCAGGTGGTGATGAGGTTATATTTAAAGATGGTAGCACTAATGTAGGCCATGTTAGTATGGACAGTGATAATCTAACAATCAAATCACTTGTAAGCGATAAGGATATAATCTTCCAAGGTAATGATGGTGGATCAGGTATTACTGCATTAACATTAGATATGTCAGGTGCAGGTGCAGCTACATTTAATTCTTCCGTTACTGCTACTGCACTTAGTGTAGGTGACGGTAATATAACTAATGTAGGTGATATTGCTCTTGATTCTATATCTGCTGATGATACAGATATTAATGTAGCTGTAACAGATAACTCAGCTACTGCATTTACAATTAAACAGGGATCAGATGCTTATCTTGTTGTTGATACAGCTAATAGTAGTGAGTCTGTATCCATAGGTACTGGTATATCGGGTACTGCTGTAACAATAGGACATGGTACATCCGAAGTAACCATAGGCGATAACTTGACTGTTTCAGGTAATCTTACAGTTCAAGGTACACAGACAGTTGTAGATACTGTTACGATGAATGCAGAAAATGCTGTAGTATTTGAAGGTGCTACTGCTGATGCACATGAGACTACACTTACTATAATAGATCCTACTGCTGATCGTACTATTAACCTACCTAACCAGTCTGGTACAATTCCAGTACTAGCTGCTGTAAGTACAACGCAGATTACATCTACACCAGAAGAATTAAATCTTTTAGATGGTATAACAGCAGGAACAGTATCTGCATCTCTTGCTGTAATTGCAGACTCAAATAAAGATATTTCAGGATTTAGAAATGTTA